GCTATCACAGCTAATACAGCAAAGACAGGAATCACTGGTGGACAAGCAAGTGCAATTACAGCTAATACTGCTAAGGTAACTAATGCTACACATACAGGTGATGTAACAGGAGCAACAGCTCTTACTATTGGAAACGATAAAGTAATAACTGATAAGATATTAAATTCAAATGTAACAACAGCAAAGATAGCTGACCTAAATGTAACTAGAGCAAAGATAGCTGATGATGCAATAGACCTAGCTAAAATGGCTCCAGGTACAGATGGTGAGTTAATTACTTATGATACATCAGGTAATCCAGCTAAAGTAGCAGCAGGTAGTTCAGGACAAGTACTAACTTCAGGAGGTGCTGGAGCAGTACCAACTTTCCAAACTATATCTTCTTCCCCTACAACTCTTAAAATAACTAGAACAATTACAGGTGGGTCAGTAGTAAATAATAGAGCAGTTTCAGTTGCAGATGATGGTTCTGTAGGTGTTCTTCCAACTGTTAATACTCTAGGCACTAAAGTAGACCGTGGAACAGATAGTAATACAGCAAATTATGGAACAGGCTTAACTAAGGTTAGAATTACTTTTAGTACTATGTCTGGAACTACTAGTACAATGAATATTTTTGGTTCTTATGTAAATGGGTCTGGACTTTGGGTAGAAAATAGTACTCCTTTAACATCAGTATTAAATACTCTAAGTGGTGTTCAGGTTGATGCACAAGGTCAACAAACTTGGTTGGAAATTGGGTCAGAATATTTTCATATTCAACAGTATGCTCATACAAATCAAGTTAGTAATAATAATATAATACAACAAGTTTTTGCTGTAGTAGTTAATGCTAGTAATGGCGCACCAAGTGTAGTAGGTAGTAAGGTAGTTAATGAACGACAAAATAGTTCTGCCACAGGTAGACAAGTAGGTGCTAAAATTCTTGGGTCAAGGTTTGTAATAGGAAGAATACTTATTAGCAGCCTTACTTTTCCAGCTTACTATTTTAATGGTTCTACTTGGGCTGAAACTAGTGATGATGTAGGGCAAACAATTTATGACCAAGGTCTTACATTCGATCCTATTGGTTATGGTGAACATAAAAATCATAGTTTCGTAAATGCAGCAAATAATAGATTAATGCAAGCAGGGAATAATCAAATAAGAGCGCTTACTATATCTTCAAATGCTCTTCAAGCAGGCGTAACTAATGTTACTTTATCATCTGATTTTCAAGATGGAAGGTCCTTCTTTTTAGACCAAACTCATATACTACAGATGTATAATAATGCTGTTGGTCAATATTTTATAAAAACATTTACATTAGCAGCAGATGGTAATTCAGTATCATTGATTAGTACTCTATCTACTGTGGGATTTGGGTATTACCATTCTATAATATTAAAAGGAACAGACCCTAAAAAAATAACTGTCTGGTTTGGTACAGGGGGTACAAGTAATATTGAATTAGATAGTTCGTATAATGTTTTAGGAATTCAATTAAATTATACAGGTTTTGGAGTTAAAACAATAAGATATCTTACTGGAGATACCTATAGATTATCAGGTGGAATTGGAGCTACTCCTGAATATGCTGCTACTTATACTGTTAATTCTTATAGAACTACACCCTTTAGATATGTCGGTGTATCAAATACTACTGCTTCTTCAGGGACAGCACAGGTGGCTATTAAAGGATTACTTACAGGATTTACAGGGTTGACTACAAAAGCAAGCATATATACAGACCTAGCTGGTGTACTATCTCATACCTCTGTAGGTAGTGCTGCAGACGTAGGAACAGCTATTAGCCCTACTGAAGTACTTATGAATGTTTAAGGAAAAATAAAATATGACAAATACATTTAATCCAAAGATACCTCCAGCATGCAAAGTATTGCTTGAGCAAACAGACTGGGCAGTTCTTTCAGATGTTCCTTTAACAGAAAGGTCTAAAAGAGAATTTGTACAGTACAGAGAAATTATTAGAGGTTTATATAGAGACCCTGGCAATAGTATACAAAACCCAGAAAACCTACCTAAAATGCCTGAAGCTACATGGGCAGACGAAACTTAACTTTAAGGAGAAATAAAAATGGCAAAAACCAAAAAAACACCATTTGAATTACACGGAATAGAATACTTTGTAGAAGACTTAACTGAAGAACAAATGGTTTTGTTTCAACATATAGGAGATTTAGAAAGAAAAACTAAACAACTTATGTTTAATTTAGATCAACTTAATACAGGTAAAGAAGCTTATCTTATTAAATTACAAATAGCATTAACAGATAAGGAGAAATAATGGAATACTTAGTATATATAATTATAGGTTTATATGTTTGGGAAATGTATTTAGAAAGCCATTGGTATAATTTATATTATAATTGTATAAGCTTTTATACTTTACATGGACCCTCTTCTTTAAAAGAAATTCCAAGTTGGTTAAAGAGACGAGTTTGGGTTTGGATAAGGAGTAAAATATAATGGCATCACCAGCATGGACTCGTAAAGAAGGTAAGAATCCTAAAGGGGGTTTAAATGCTAAAGGTAGAGCTAGTGCAAAAGCACAAGGCTCTAACCTTAAAGCTCCAGTTAAATCTGGTACTAACCCAAGGAGAGTATCTTTTGCTTGTAGATTTGCAGGCATGAAAGGTCCAATGAAAGATTCTAAAGGCAGACCAACTAGAAAAGCATTAGCTTTAAAAGTATGGGGATTTGGTTCTGTAGAAGCTGCAAGAAGTTTTTGTCAAAACAATAAGAAATCATAAAGAGAATTATGTCAAGTCCTAAACCGAATAATCCTGCTTTATGGTCAAGGTCAAAAGCAGCAGCAAAGAAAAAATTTAAAGTCTATCCTAGTGCTTATGCAAATGCATGGGCATCTAAAGATTATAAAAGTAAGGGTGGTACTTGGAGTGGTAAAGATAATCGTGTAGCCTCTAAGAAAAAGGCAAAGAAACGTGGCTAAAGAAGGACTAGGTAAATGGTTTAAAGAAGATTGGGTAGATATAAAAACAGGGAAGCCTTGTGGTCGTAGTGGTAAGAAAGATAAACGAGGCTATCCAGCTTGTAGACCAAAGAAGGTAGCAAAGAAAATGACAGCTGCTGAAAAGAAAACTATGTCAAAAAAGAAAACAAGTTCTGCTCGTAAAAAATGGAATGTAACTGCTTCAGGTAAACGAAGAAAAAAGGCATAGATGAAAAATGATATGATAAGAGAGGCTGCTGAAAGTGACCTTATAACATTTATTAAATTAGTTGCTCCTCATATATTATATGGTGCTGTTCATGAAGAACTAGTATCTTGGTGGGGTAGACAAGAAGCAAAAGATAATCAGTTAGTATTACTTCCTCGTGGACATATGAAGAGTAAACTAGCTGCATACAGGACTGCTTGGTGGATAACTAAACATCCTGAAACTACTGTTCTTTATGTATCAGCTACAGCTGATTTAGCAGAAAAACAGTTATATGCAATTAAACAAATAATAGATTCACCAATTTATAATAGATACTGGAGTAATATGATTAATCCAGAAGAAGGTAAACGAGAAAAATGGGCAGTAGCTGAAATAGCTGTTGATCACCCTCAACGTAAACTAGAAGGAATAAGAGATGCTACATGTAAAGCTGTTGGTCTTACATCTAATACAACTGGGTTTCATGCAGATATTGTTGTACTCGATGACATTGTTGTTCCGGGAAACGCTTATACTTCAGAAGGTAGAGAAAAAGTAGCAAGTGCTTATTCACAACTTGCTTCTATTGAAAACCCAGGAGCACAAGAATGGGTTGTAGGAACTAGGTATCATCCTAGAGATATATATGATACTATGATTAATATGAAAGAACAACATTATGATGATGAAGGTGAACTACTTGAAGAACTAGAAGTTTACGAGTTATTTCAAAAAGTAGTAGAAACAGATGGAGAATTTTTATGGTCTAAAAAAACTAGAGCAGATGGAAAAAGTTTTGGGTTTGACTCTAGAGAGTTAGCTAGAATAAAAGCTAAATATATAGATACAACACAGTTTTTTGCTCAGTATTATAATAACCCTAATACTAATGAAACAGCAAGAATTAACACAGAGAACTTTCAATACTATGATAGAAATGTTTTAGTTAATAAAGAAGGGGACTGGTATATAAGAGATAGAAAATTAAATATATATGCTGCTATTGATTTTGCTTTCTCTTTAAGAAAACAAGCTGATTATACTGCTTTAGTTGTAGTAGGTGTAGATCATCAAAGTAATTATTATATATTAGATATAAATAGATTTAAAACAGATAAAATTGTAGATTACTATAAACAAATACTCCATGCTTGGGAAAAGTGGGGGTTTAGAAAAATACGAGCTGAAATAACAGTAGCACAACAAACAATTGTAAAAGAATTAAAAGATAGTTATCTTAGACCTAATGGGATTCCTTTAGTTATAGATGAGTTTAGACCTACAAGACATTTAGGAGATAAACAAGAACGTGTAGGATCAGTATTAGAACCAAAGTATGATAACAAGCAAGTATGGCATTATAAAGGAGGAAATTGTCAATCATTAGAAGAAGAATTAGTAATGGTTCATCCTCCACATGATGATATAAAAGATGCATTATCAAACGCAATTGCAATTGCAATTACTCCAAAACAAAAGTTTGGAGCCTTTAGTTTAGGTAAAAACATTATGACTCACTCTAGATTTGGTGGAGTTTCTTATTAAGGAAAAATTATGGCAGGAAAAGTAGCAGAAATTAGAGATTTATTAGATAGAGATAGCATGGCTAGAACTCTAGCTGGGTTGTATAATCAATGGTATACTCAAAGAAACTCAAAAGAAGTTGAATGGAGAGAGTTAAGAAACTATTTATTTGCAACTGATACAACTACAACTTCTAATTCAACTCTTCCTTGGAAAAACAAAACTACTGTTCCTAAGCTTACTCAGATTAGAGACAATCTGCATGCTAATTATTTAGATGCTTTATTTCCAAATGATGATTGGATGAAATGGGAAGGATACGACTTAGAGTCTTCTACTAAAGATAAAAGAAAAGCTATACAAGCTTATATGTCAAATAAACTAAGAGAATCTGGATTTAGAGAAACTATTTCTAGCCTTGTTTATGATTATATAGATTATGGTAATGCCTTTGGCGAAGTAACTTATGTTGATGAGCATCATACGGATTTAATTTCAGATGAAGTTATAACTACTTATCGAGGACCTAAATTAATTAGAATCTCCCCTTTTGATATTGTATTTAATCCTACAGCTCCTTCTTTTAGAGAAGCTCCTAAATTCACAAGATATATGAAATCTATTGGAGAATTAAAAAAAGATCTCAAGTATCGTCCTGATTTAAAATATGATGAAGCTATATTTAATAAAGTAGTAGACATTAGACAAAGCATTAGTTCTTTTAGAACAGAGGATATTAATAAAGCTGAAGGCTTTTTAGTTGACGGTTTTGGATCTTTGCAAGAGTATTATCAATCAGGAATGGTAGAATTACTAGAGTTTGAAGGAGACTACTATAACCAAGCTACGGGTGAATTAGAAGAAAACAAAGTAATTACTATTATTGATAGAAGCTATATTTTAAAAAATGAAACTAATCCTTCATGGTTAGGCACAGATACTAAAAACCATGTTGGTTGGAGAGAACGTCCAGATAATCTATATGCTATGGGACCTTTAGATAATTTAGTTGGTATGCAATATAGAGTAGATCATTTAGAAAACCTTAAAGCAGATGCTTTAGATCTAACTATACACCCACCTTTAAAAATTAAAGGGGACGTAGAACCTTTTACTTGGGGACCAGAAGAAACTATACATATACCAGAAGATGGTGATGTAACAGCTATGCCTCCTAATCCTGCAGCATTTCAAGTTAATAACGAAATTGCTTCTTTACTTCAAGTTATGGAAGAGATGGCAGGTTCACCAAAAGAGTCTATGGGAATTAGAACTCCAGGAGAAAAAACAGCTTTCGAAGTACAGCAACTTCAAAATGCAGCTAGTAGAATATTTCAACATAAAGTTAATAGGTTTGAAAGAGAGTTTTTAGAACCTATCCTAAATAAAATGTTAGAAATGTCTAGACATTATATAGATACTGCAGAATTAACTAGAGTTATGGATGATGATCTTGGAGTAATGGATTTCTTGTCTATAACAAAAGAAGACATATCATCTAGAGGAAAACTAAGACCAATTGGTGCTAGACACTATGCTATGAGAGCGCAGCTCTTACAGAACATCCTAGGGGTCTTTAATAGCCCAATTGGAGCAATAATACAACCTCATATTTCAGGTAAACGTATTGCTCAAATGGTAGAAGAATATATGGGCTTTGAAAAGTATGACTTTATTGGTGAATATGTAGGACTCTTTGAACAAGGTGAACAACAAAAAATTGTTCAACAAGTACAAAAAGAACTTCAACAAGACGCTGCTGCTCCTAGTATGGACGATCGTATGCTACAAGAACAAGGTAGAGAACTAGGAATGGATGAAGAAGAGTTATCTCCATTACCTTCAGGAACTCCAGAAGAACTACCACAAGAAGGTCCTCCTATGTAATAGTCCTTGACTTTTAGATATAAACATGGTATAATAATAGTATGATAGATTTAAAGACTAAAGAAGGAAAAGCTCTTACTAAACAAGAGTCCTTTCGATTAATAAAAGAATACTTAGATGAACAAGTAGAGTTATCAAGAAGAAAGTTGGTAGATGAAGAAATATTCAATATACCAGCTCATTCTGAATACATTGCTTTTCAATTAGGCTTACAAAAAGCTTTTTTAAAGCTTAACAATTTAATACCTGACCAAGGAGATAAGTAACATGGAACAAGAAGTAAATGAAGAAGTAAACGTAGAGCAGAGTACAAACGAAGCTGTACAAACAGATACTACACCAAAAGCATTTGAGATTCCGACCGAGGCTCAAGAACTAGTTGGTGAAGGAAAAAAGTACCAGAGCCCAGAAGATGCTCTTAAATCAGTACCTCATGCACAAAAGCATATTGAGACTTTAGAGTCTGAACTTGCCGCTGTAAAAGAAGAATTGACTAAGAGACAAACTACTCAGGAACTTTTAGATGAAATTAAGTCTGGAATTCAACCACCTGTTACGACCTATCAGGAACCTGAATTTAATCAAGATATGTTACAAAACGTTGTTAATAAAACTATAGAGTCAAAAGAAAAAGAAAGAGTTTATCAGCAAAATGCTCAGTTAGTATCTGAAAAGTTTACTACTAAGTATGGAAATAAAGCAGAGACTGTTTATAATTCTATGGCTTTAGAAAATGGTTTAACTATACAACAACTACACAATCTTGCTGCAACAAACCCTAAGTTAGTTTTAAAACTTAGTGAATTAGCTCAGCCTGGAGAAATTTTACACTCTAAGCCTACTAGTTCAATAAATACAGAAACGCTTAGAAATCAAGTCGGAGACTCTTCTCAGTTGAGTGCTCGTGTAAAACAGGGTGCTACAACAAAAGATTTAGCTGCTGCTTGGAAAATTGCAGGTGAGAAAATTAAACAACAAACATAATTTTATAAGGAAAATTAATTATGGCTAGTACTGGAAACACAACTGCGTTCATTGAATCGCAACAGTATTCGCAGTTTATTCTTGATAATTTACATGACTATTTACTACCTGAAGGTATGTGGAGAGATGTAACAGACTTTGGTTCTGGTACAACTTTAAACGTTAAAACAGTTGGTACAGTCTCATTACAAGATGCTGCTGAGGATACACCTCTAAACTTCCATGACATTGACACTGGAACTCTAACTCTATCTATTACTGACTACGTTGGTGATGCATGGAAAGTTACAGATGACCTACGTGAAGATGGTTCTCAAATTGATACTTTAATGTCAATGCGAGCTATGGAATCTACTCGTGCTCTTGGTGA